CAGTACGAGCAAAACGAATATCTTCTGCTGCTAATGTAGCTTTACCTTGTAACTGGGCGTCGTACCCCATGAATGCTTTAGGTACTTTTAAAGCAGACATCATTTTATCTCTTAAATAAACAACATCTGTTATACCATCATAATCTAATCCTTTTGTAGTATCTATTTTAGTAGTAGCATCACCACCTCTTACAGGAATGAAATAATCTTCTAACATGTTTTGCATGTTATATTTAAGATTATACTCACCAGTTTGAGGATCCATATATGGTGTTCGTTTCATTTTAGAAACTGTTCTTTCCATAAATTGTTCAATTTCGTTAGGTGGAATTGAACCTACATTAATATAAAATACTCGTCTTTCTGGGGCTCTTACTATACGATGGATTAGCATAGCATCTTCCATAAGAACCATTTGTTTATATGATTTACGAGAAGGTTCTAAAAATGATCTTCCATATGGTAGATAATTAGAATCAGCTATTAATCTAAAGTGAGCCATTTCATAATTATCAAAATAATATGCTGCTGGGTTGTCAGAGCGATTTAGTGTAGTTTGAGTATAGTAACCACTAGCTCCTAAATTACCTGTTGGGTCATATCTAAAACGAATAGAACTTGGATTTGTCTTATCATATCCTTCCTCTCGAGCTACATTGTATGCTGAGAATGGGATAACATTGAATACTCCAAATTTTTCTGCAATTTCTAGTTTTAGAAAGAAATCACCGTATTTGCACATTTGGCGAGTCCAAGACCATAGGTTAAATTCTATATTTAATACATCATAGAATAAATTATATAGAATTCTTTGTATATCCTCATCACTACTTTTAATTTGGAGTACTTCCCCCATATCATTTTTTAAAGTACTTTCATCTGCTACAACATCCAGTGCTGATGCTACAATAGCATCTGTATCCATTACCTCATAGTCTTGGTATAAATTAAGACGTAATGTAGGATAATTAGCATTTAGGTTATAGTAAGGAGAAGAGTTTGTAGTATATAAACGAGTAAACCTATCATATAATGAATTGGTTTCAATCTCTCCAGTAGTTTGAATTTTATTAGTATCTAAAACTCGTAATTGATCTCCACCGATGTTTCTAATTACTACGTCTGTAGAGAAAAGTCGTTTGAGTCTAGAAAATACACTTACATCTGCCATTTTTATTTATAAATATTATAATAACCATCTAATACTTTCTTGGCTTCCATTTACATCCATATTATATGGATTACCACCATTTGCTGATGGAGAATAAACGCCTGAAAGTGGGTTATTTGATTTGAAATTATTTAATGCTGCTCTAGTTGCGTCTAGGTTTTGTTGTCTGAATTTTAGGGAAGTGTCTCTTAAAAACATTCCTATACCAAAACTCATTACTAAATCGTCATTATACCCAGATTGAGCTTCTGCTCGTCCATTTTTCCAAACAAATACTTTCATTTCTTCAAGTAATCGTTTAGATTGAATAGTAACACTTCTATCACCAATATATTCTCTAAATTTATTAATAACTAAAGGACGAGTACGTAAACTCATAGTAAATCCAGGTGTCATTTTTGATGTGTCACTATATTGATCAAAAAATGAATCTATAGTAATGTCTCCTTTAGGTGAGTAGTATATATTTTTATAACCTCTTTCTATTATAGAATCTATTGATGACCATCCTATATTAGCATTTTCTACTATTAAAAGAGCCTGGTTGTATTCAGTTGCAATAGCACATAGTAGGTATCCAAAATCTTTAGGAGGCATTTGTCCTTTATATTCTGCAACTTGAGTATTAGTAGCTATATCTATTACGTGGAATGCTGAGAAGTCTTTACTATCTCCTCTAGCTACGTCTGCTACAACCATATAGTCTCTACTATAATCTGCTGGTTCCCAGACCCATAAATTTTGGTCTGCTCCTCGTCTTTCTAAAGGATCTTTAATAGTAGTTTGTAATATAAATTCAACCCATTCAGGGTAGAATACTACGTCCCCTGAGGTATTAAAGTCACAGTCACATTCTTGGGATGCTAGTCTAGGATCACCTAATAGTTCATCTTGCCGTTTTCTCCAAGCTTCATCTCGCTCGGGGTGAACAAACCATGGTAATCTAATAGGTAAAAAATCATTTTCTTGTGCTTCTGCTCTAACCCAGGTTTGATGAAACCAATTGCCTGTACCATAAGGGGTAGATAATACAATTGCACCACCACCCGTTGCTAAGGTTTGTTGAGCAGATGCCCATATTTCACCAATTCCTTCAATGAATGCTGCCTCGTCAATTAACAATAAAGATACTGCTTCTGATCGACCTGCATCACTACTTGCGGAGGTTGCTTTAATTTGAGAACCATTATTTAATCTTAATGATAGTTTATTGTTCTCTTCAGCAGGTACTTTTAACCAGGATGGTAAGTTATCAAACATAAACTTAACCTTGGTTACCATGTTACGAGCAGTTTCCTGTTTAGTTGCTATACACAACACGTTTTTATCTTTATGAAATAACATTAACCATAAAGAATAACCAGCTGCTAACGTTGATATACCTAATTGACGAGATTTAAGTACTACAGAATATGGGTTACTTTTCCATAAGTTTAAAACTTTACCTTGGAACGGATAAAGATTAAAAAGAACCCTACCACGCTGTGGGTGTTGGATATAACAGTACTTTCTCATAAAGTGAGCAGGATCCTGGACACACTTTACGTATTCTTGTCTGATTATTTCCTTTAGATTAGGTTGATTGGGTTGGCTCATACAGTATGTGTAATATAACTAATTAGATTAATCCCCCCAAATTCAGGTTAGGAAATAATAAAATTACTTTTTTAAAGATTTAAATAAGTCTTTAATATATGCTACTTCTTCAGGAGTATAATCAGCATTTCCTCTAGAAAATTTACTAATTATTCCTGCCCCCATTGTTTTTATATCGGCATCAACTTCTTTCTTACGACCTCTTATACCTGTAGGAGCAGGTTTTTCAGATTTAGTAAAAGATTTAAGTTTACCAGAAAACGGACTGCGGGCATATTTTTGTGTAGATTGTTCAACTACACCCGCGTTTACAAGTCTTTTAACAGGTTGGAAAACAGCTTGTTGTTCTGTTCCTGCACCAAATGCTTTAGTAGCAATTTGTTGGAGTGAAGCAATTCCACTATCTATATTTCCTTCTTCATCTGTTGAAATATCTCCTCCAATAGCACTTAATGCTTCTAAGGCACCTATAATATTTTCTACAGTAGTAGATAATCTTCCTTGTCCACCTTTAGTATAAATTAAAGGAGCTAATTGAGGATCTTGTTGAGCAGCTGCAAGTTTTTCTTTATAGTTAGGAGTTAGATAAAACCCAGATACTGGTGCTCCGGCTGTTTCTCCAGCCATTTCATCTATAGTTTCTTTAATAAGTTTTCTTAAAATGTTGAGTTGTTTCATTTTTATATAGAGTTTTGATTATAAATATTAAAACCCTAAATAAAATTTCACCTGTTTGATTCTTTCCTCTACAGTGCCAGTAACAATACCAAAGTTTTTAAAATTATCTATATTAGATTTAATTAAGGATTTAATACTAATATCAACTATATCTCTATATTCAGAATTTGTTTCTCTAACTCCATTATCTTCAATTTCAACTCCAATTGGAGAAATATAAAATATGTAATCATATTCTTTAAGAAATTGAGCAGCATAATTAACAAAAGATTGTTTTTCTTTTTCATCAATAGATTGAGCACATTGAGTAAAAGCCATTACGTCTAAAATTGTCCTATCAGTAATAACATTTTCACGCATTAACTCAGAGCAACGTTCAGCTAAGAATATTGTTTGTCCTTTTAATGTGCTGTCTGTATTTAATGGAATACCTAAATCACGTAAGTATTTACTACGTTCAGTAGCAAAGAAATAGTTTTCAAATTCAGGTAATTCTTTTAAAGCATGTACGAGTGTGCTTTTTCCAACACTCATTGTTCCACATAATCCTATTTTCATATTATAAAGATAATTAAAATCTAGCTTTAGCCACACTTGATTTATACCATGGCAATCCTACACCATCTTTCCTAGCTTTTTTCCAACTATCTTTAGTATGTTGGAAACCATTAATAAAATACTCTTCTTTACCTTCAGATGTAACTAATGCTGGTCCTTCCCAGTTATGTAATTTACCATCTTTCATATGACGTATTGTGCCGTCAGGTGATGTGTATTTTTTGGTTTGGAATGTTGGATCTATACTCATATATTTATTTTATTAGGTTTTCTGCTACATAAATTCCTTGTGCACCACTAACTGTTATACCTCTAGCGCTTAATGCATCTCCTACAAAATGTACATTAGGGTATTCAGTTAAAGCTAAGTTAGTATAATCAACTAGTGGCTCAGGACTC